GTTCGCAAATTTGCGTCGTATGCCTCAAGACAGGACATTCACTCAGAATCCTTTCCTTCCTAAAAGAGAAGGTCATTCATTCCATTCATTAGACTAGAAAGCCTTTACTGATCGTTTCCCCATGACTTTACAACATAAGTTCTTATCTGAATAGATAAGCCCTTTAGTAGCTCACTCATGGCGAAAGATCCTTACTGAACTTCCCTTCTTAACTCCAGAGATGACATACGTTAAATATAACGCAGGTCAACCCATGGGTGCAAGAAGTTCTTGGTCAGCATGTAGTCTAACACACCACCTAGTGGTTCAATACTCTGCATCCCTAATTGGAGAGTACCCTTTTAATGGGTATATCTTATTAGGTGATGACATTGTTATTAACCATGACGGTGTTGCAGAAGAATACAAGAAGGTTCTAACCGGATTAGGAGTCGAAATTCAACTCACCAAATCTCATGTATCAAGTGATACTTATGAGTTTGCGAAGAGATGGTTTAGACAAGGTGTAGAGATTACAGGAATCCCTATCAAAGGGTTTACTGAAAATGTTAATAGACCTGAATAGGTTTATTCCATGATCAATGAACTTAAAGATAGAGGTTACTTTAGTCCTACATTCCAATCCTCATTAGACTTAGTTTTAATGTGGTTAAAGAAATTAGGATATAGCTCTCGTAAGAGAAACTATACTCTAAATATCTTGAGCGACCTCTGGTTTGTATCAAGGTTACTAAGGAACTTTAATTACGATCTCGCAAGAGAATTCGTAGGAAAAGCAACTTGTAACAATGAATACATGATTCCAGCTGATGAAGATGGGCTTAAGAGTGAACTCTCAAGGGTCTTATCTGCATTAGTTTCCCAGAAATGTTCGGATCTAAATTACACATTAGGGAACTACCTAATAAATTAGGAGTCCTCTTTTGTATATGAAGATCCTGAGAAAGCAGGTGATGTTACCTTTCATCCAGCCCACATAGGAGTTTTAAATTCCATGGAAGAACTGAGAAAGTTAGCATCAGCTACTATTGCTATTGATAATATAGTCGAATTAGTTGATAAAATCAGCTTATTAGACATAGAATCACTAGCCCCTGGTAAAAAGTTGAAAGAAGAAAAGGTTCTATTAATGAAGAACTTAGGTTCTCAATAGTACAACCAATTCCGAGACTATCCAGA